CCATAAAATGTAGTTTGTGTGATGGTTGTATCCGCAGATGGAGCATTTACAGTATAAATAGTTGTTTTACCAGCAGTATCTGTTATTACAAGGGAATAAGTGCCATCTTTGTTTAAAACCGTAGCGGTTGTTCCATTTGGACCATAAAATTTTGTAGGATAACTTGATTTATCATAATGGTTATAATTATCATATGGATTTGATGTGGTTAGGGTAGGAGTTGTTCCAGAACTACCGTATGTTTTAACAGTAACGGGTTTTCCACTTACACCTGTAATGGTTGTAACATTACTTGTAAAACCTTCAGTATAAGAATTACCTCCTAAAAATTGAGATAAAACAAGTCCAACTAATAAAATGATAAAAAGAATTAATAATTTATTCATGTATAATTTATAATGTGAAAAAAATAAAATTGAAAAATAATAAATTATTAATTCACTATAATATTAATATTATATTACTATTACAAAATGAATGATTTTGAAAAAAAAACACTTGAAGAAAAACCGCTTTCTCCACCAGAAATACCAAAAAAAAGAACAAGAGTAAAGCAACAACCACTCCAAAAATATTTTGTGGAAGATACAAATATTATTGAAATTGGTATTGATGAAGTCGGTAGGGGACCTCTTTTTGGAAGAGTTTATGTATCTGCCGTTATTTTACCTAAAGATGATAGTTTTGATCATTCAAAAATGAAAGACAGCAAAAAATTTCACTCAAAAAAGAAAATTGAAGAGACATCAGAATATATTAAAAATAGTTCTTTAGCATGGGTTGTTTGTTACGAAGATGAAAAGGTAATTGATGAAATAAATATTTTACAGGCAACACAACAAGCAATGCACAAGTGTATTAGCGAATTAATAAAAAAACATCCTGAATTATTTGACCCGGATAAAAAAATACAATTATTGATTGATGGGAATTATTTCAATCCATACACCATGTATAATAAAAAACGCAAAATATTAGAACCATTGTCTCATATTTGTATTGAAGGTGGTGATAATAAATATTCCGCAATTGCCGCAGCATCAATATTGGCAAAAGTCGCACGTGATACATATATAGACGATTTATGTAAGGAAAACCCAAAGTTGATTGAATATTATAGTATCGATAGTAATAAAGGATACGGTGCCAAAAAACATTTAGACGGAATTCAAGAGCACGGTATCACTATATGGCACCGTCGTAGTTTTGGTATTTGTAAACAATATGTTTAATTTTCATATTCAGATTCATTATATTTCCTCATTCTTTAGATATTCTCAAATGATATCTAAAGAATCGTGTCTCTAAATATTTTTTTTCCAAACTTGGAAAAAGTCTTTACGAATGTTACCAGGACCAATAATCAAATCTTCCGAATAACTATTAAAAAATCCTCGATTTAATAAAGAATCATCAAAATATTTTTTTTGTTCTTCTTCTTTGAAATCGTTTTCAATCATGATTAATTTGATATTATCCAATATTTCAGGCATATCTAATAAAATATAATAAAACGCACCTTCACAATCTAAAACCAAAGTATCAAATTCTATTTGATATTTTTCTTGTAATTCCTGAAATGTTAATGTATTCACTAATTGATAATCTTTTTCTAAAATACCTCCATCATAAAAACTAGTATCCCATCTATTTTGTTTCAATGGTTTCGTTGATAATGCAGAATTTTCTATAAAAAAATCCAAGCTTGGGTTATTCAATTTATTGTGTAATAGTTTTTGGTAAATGCTTTTACAACTTTCAAGTGTAACCAGTTTATTATTCTTTTTTTGATTCAAAATATAGGCAATAATTAAACTATTTCTTCCAATATTTCCACCAATTTCTAATACTTTTTCTTTTCCAGTTAAATTTTTTATTGACATCATTTGTTCTGAATATTCTTGACTAAAATCGCCGTAATCTATATTTATTTTTTGATGAATTTCACTTAATTTTTCATTATAATCAATATGAATATTTTTAATATATTCCGGAATAACATCTTTGTTAGTGAAAATTTTTTCATTATTTAAATCAATATATATTTTTGTAGTGTCGTCATATTTCTTAGTATTATTTTCTGGATCAGTAATAAATACCGATTTTAAAACATACTCAAGTGGATCTGTAAAATAAGATGCCCGATTACCATCTCCTTGTGGTATATATATAATATTTTGTTTTATTAATTTATTATAGACTATTGAGGTTACATCAATATTTTTGTAATCGGTGCCGTACTTAATAATATACATGATATATTATATAATTATTCTTTATATTCTTTATCAAATTATAACGTATAAAATATTAAATCAAATATTATTTTCATTTTTATAATTATAAATAATAGTCGATGAGAGAAAAAGTATACTATAATTAAAATTGATTTAAAAATAGGATATAAAATTTACATTAGTCATAAATATACCAAAATACACTACAAAAATGAAAATTTTAGTTTTCGACACGGAAACTACAGGTAAAATAGATAAATATTCTGACTTATCAGAAACTGAAAGACAGCCACACATTGTTCAGTTCAGTTATGTGATCTATGATACAGATAAAAATAATGTATTCATTCGTGATGATATTATAAAAATCCCACAGAACATTGTAATATCTCCAGAATGTGTTCAGATTCATGGAATTACTCAAGAAAAATCCCAAGCCAGCGGTGTTATACTATATCATGTTTTAAGAGATTTTTATACAAATGTGAAAGAAGCGGATTATATCATAGGTCATAATTTGGAATTTGACGTAAAAATGTTGATTGTCGAGTTTCATCGCCTAAAAGAAGAAAGTGGGAACGATGAAGCATATGAACGAATCATTGATTATTTTGAAAAAGGTAAGCAATTTGGCACAAAATGCTGTTGTACTATGAAAAATACAGCGGACCTTTGTAAGCTCGAAAATCCAAATAAAAAAAGTAAAGAATACAAATACCCTAAATTAAGCGAACTTCACAAATATTTCTTCTCCTATGAACCAAAGAATCTCCATAATTCTTTATTTGATGTCATTATCACTTTGCGATGTTTTTATAAATGGATTTTTGAAAAGGATTTACGCGAAATAAATCGCACCATCAGACAAATATTGCGCGAAACTTGATTTCTCCCATATGCCCAAGATCCAAATAAAAAAATTGATTTACTTTTTTATTTGGTTTTTACATTAAAACAAACTTAAAAACAAACCCAAAAATTAATAATGGAAACATTTGACAACACTCATGGCCTACAAACTCGCAACGGATGTATTTCTCATAAAACAGATGAAAGAAACATTACACATTATTCAATTAACGATGATAGAATTTGTTATTCTTATTATGGTATTTACTATGCTAACTCATTTCAAGACGAATGGGCCCTTAATCACTTACCTAAAACAGGACCTCATGAATGCCTCGATTGTTTATATCATGGAACATACAAAGGAATATTTATTGACTACTGTATGAATTGTGCCAAGAATGAATATAAAGGCACACGTGTAACCGAATCTTTTGATGAAAGCAATTTATCATTATTTCATGTATTACATATCTTGAAAAAAGACGAAATGATTGATTCCGAAATTATTGATATGATTAATGACCGCTATGACGCACTTATGGATTTAGAAGAAGAATTCAATGATTCTGATACGGATTCAAATATAGAACCTGATGAATTAAATATAGAACAACTTGAACAAGATGAACCCATCGTATTGAATTATGATGAAATCAATCAATATGTCGACCCTCGTGATAAATACCAATTTGAAGAAGAATATTATGGTTATTGTGCGGATTCAACCTGTGCGACTTATGGATCAAACTATGATGGTGGTTATGATTCACATTAGAAACAAAAAATAAAAAACAAAAAATATAAAATAAATATATTCGTTATTGAATATATTTATTTTTTACTATTTTCTAAGAATACTTTTATTATTATTTACTATTTTCATTATTCTCATTATTATAGTGTATTATTGTAGGACCAATAGTTAATTTTCTAGATGATGGTTTTCTAGATGATTTTTTTCTAAATGAATTTTTTTTTCTTAATTTTTTATCTTTAATATCATAATCCGCACTATATTCTTTACTACTACCGCTATTATCGCTGTATACGTTATAATTAAAATTATAATCATTACTTTTATTAGTTTTATTAGTTTTATCATTTTTCTTTTTTTTAAATAAATATGACGCACCTCCAATTATTGTAAAAATACCGAATCCTATACCTAATCCAATTAACAAATTATCAATTTTATCAACCATTATATAAATAATTAGAATATTATTTTTATGTTTTTATTTTAAGCCGAACACATTTCGCATATTTCATCATTTTCTGTTCCGTGTTCCTTTTTATCTGGTTCCAATGTAAATTGTTGAGCCTGATGTTTTGCCTTGCGTCTTAAATAATAAATCCCGGTTTTTAATCCCTTTTTCCAAGAATAAAAATGCATCGACGTCAAGGTATTGTAATTTGGGTCTTCTAGCCACAAATTCAAACTTTGACTCTGGCATATAAACGCACCACGATCCGCCGCCATATCTATTAAATGTTTCATCGGCATTTCCCATACGATTTTGTATTTTTCGCGTATATGTTCAGGTAAGACAGTCAATTGTTGAATACTTCCCTTGTTGGCAATAATATTGTTCTTAATCTTTTCATTCCATAATCCCAATGAAATTAAATCTTTCATTAAATATTTATTCGCCACCACGAATTCACCAGCCAATGTTCGTCTTGTATATAAATTACTTGTCAATGGCTCAAAACATTCATTATAACCCAAGATTTGTGAGGTTGATGCGGTTGGCATTGGCGCTACCAACAATGAATTACGTAACCCGTATTTTTGAATAGACTCGCGTAATTCATCCCAGTTATACCTGGTGGTTGCCGGATCTACACCCCACAAATCAAACTGTAATTGTCCTTTTGACGCCGGAGATCCCTCAAATGAACTATAGGAACCACATAATTCATCCTCTTTGATATTCAGGATTTCTGCGACAACTACATTTAGATTCACTGTATTGTTATAAAATAACTGGCTCAACATAGACGATAATTCAGGATAATCCGATATAGTTTGCTCTAGTTTTAAACTTTGTTTTATTTTTTCTACATCTTCTGGAGACAATTTCGACCGTATATGTTTCACCAATTCTTTGCGCGATATAGCTACCTCATTACTCCTTTCAAGTGACGCATGATATATTGTTTCAAAAATCATTTTATTCACTTCTTTGGCCGCCTCGCTATGAAATGGTATATCCATCATAATAAAAACATCCGCCAATCCTTGAACTCCTATACCAATCGGTCTATGAAGCATATTACTTCTTTTGGTTTTTTCTGTTGGATAAAAA